CGAAACTGGAAACGTTCGTTACAAGTCCAGAGAAAGATATTCTTTCGGCTGGTCTGACTGGCGTGGCGTTTGGGGTGCAAACCCTAGCTAATACTAAGGGGGGCATTGTTAAAGGTGCCCCCTTTTACCCTAGCAATTAACAGTCATGTCGACTGACTAGGCAGACGATATAGAGACAGCATGACAAAAGGTCTATATGACCAAAGGATAAAATAAAATGGCTAACACAACTTTTAACGGACCAGTTAGATCGGAAAATGGTTTTTCATCAATTACCAAAAATTCTACAACTGGTGCAATTACAGTTGAAGCTGTCTATGATACGAGACCGAACTTTCGTCAAACAATAGATGATTCAACTTTTAATACTGGTTCTGCAGTTACTGATACTTTGACTAGAGCAGAATCAGGAACATTATTTACAATAGATGGAACTGGCGATATTATAGTTAATATGCCAGCATTGAGTACTGCAAATGTAGGAACAACATATGAATTTATTGTTACTACTGCTGTAGGTGCAGGTACAACAGTTACTTTTGTTTTACCAGGAGCAGGTGTTTCAAACTGGTATGCAGCTCTACAACTTATGGATGGTACTGCGGCTAATCCAGCAACTGATGTTGCAGGAGACACTTTAACTTTACCTAATTCTACAGTTGTTAATTCAAGAGTTAAACTTACTTGTCTTAGTGATGATGGCACTAATTCCACATGGAAAGCGGAAACATTAACATCACCAATAGCAACTAGTGCTTAAATAAATTAGGGGAGGCTACGGTCTCCCCATTTTACAAAGGAGTTAACATGTTTCAAACAGATGCAAAAGTAACCAATGTAGCTACAGGCGCAACAGGTTCGAGTGCTACCAGTGATGGGCAAGCTTCAACTGCTCATCCACAAAGATTTTTAGGACTTAGCCTTACTGGAGGAAGTGATACAGCTACCGCGATTGTATATGATGCTCAATCGGCAACAGGCACAGTAGTGGCAAGATTATCTGCTTTAACAAATACAAGTGTTTCATTTACTGCTCCACATAGTGGCGTAAAAGTAGCTACAAATTTATTTGTTGCGGTAACAGGCACTGCTTCGAATGCTTTAGTTTATTGGAATTAAAATGGCACAGGACATATCTAAATACGATTTAGAGATTACTGAGCTAAAGAGTGAAATAAAAATACTTAGCGAACGTATATCCATAATCAAGGATAATCATTTAAAACATATTGAAGACAAGATAAATACTATTAATAGGGTTATGTATACAATTGGCGTAATGGTATTAGGCCAACTGTTATGGGTGATTACACGCTCATTAATGTAAGGGGGCACAATGGCTAGTTCAGGTACACGAACATTTGCTCTATCGATTGCGGACGTTATTCAAGAAGCGTACGAACGATTGGGTGTAAGTTCTAAAGGTGGTTATGATTTAATCACGGCTAGGCGTTCGCTTAACTTGTTAATGATTAAGTGGATTAATCAAGGTGTGAATTTATTTACACTGTATGTAGAATCCACAGCGGTTAATACATTTGCAAATAATGTATATCCTACTTTTAATTTAAGTGCAGATAATTATTCGGACATTCTTACGGCATCCTGCCGTGACATTACTGCAACTCCCGATCAAGACATTAGCATGGAAAGAATCAGTTATGCGGATTGGTTAGCCATTCCTAATAAGTATTCTACAGGTACACCTTTGCAATTTGCAGTGGATAGAAATGCACAATTTGATAGTTCGGGTGTGAATAATCATACAGTTTATATTTGGCCTGGCCCTAATGTCAGTAGTAAATTTGAGATATTATATTGGGGAATTAAATATGGTGAGGATATTGGTACGAATTATGGTCAAAATGCGGCTATTCCTAAAAGAATGTTGCCAGCTTTGATAAGCGGGTTGACTGTGGAATTGGCGAATAAGCATCCCAAGTTAGTGGATATTAATAGGCGACAAGAACTTATACAGATGTATGAAAAGGAATGGGAACTGGCAAGAGAAGAAGACAGGGAACGAGCAAGTTTTTATGTACAGCCTAAGGTTCGTGGATATGCGTAATGGCAAAATATGCGAAAGGTAAGCATGCAGTTTTAATCGATGACCGTTCAGGGTTTAAGATTAAATATAAAAATGCTCGTACAGAGTGGACAGGATTTAGAGTTTACAAGGGTGACTGGGAACCTAAGCAACCTCAGTTAGACCCTCAAAATTATATTTCAGGTTCTGAGGCGAATATATTATATAAGCCAAGGCCTGATCAGGATTCAGTTCCGACAACGGTTTTTTTAGGACCATTGTATGGAAAATGGTCTGGGCAATGCGCGGCTAATTTAGGGTTAGCTGTAGCGATAACGCCAGCGGATGCGCCGTCTGGTTTTGTAGCTACATCGACATTAGGTACATTAGTACTTAGTTCGGCAGATGCACCTGATGGGTTTGAAGGAACTACAGGATTAGGCACTCTTGTTCTTAATGTTACGGAAGAAGCGGAAGGTTTTGTAGGAACTACAACATTAGGTGATGTAGTACCAGTTTTAACTGCTGCGGTCTCAATGGGTGCAATGACTAGTGGCTTTAATAGTTCAGTAGTTATAAATCTTGATGAAGAAGCAGAAGGTTTTGTAGGTACGACTACTTTAGGAACACTAACATTTAGTGCTACTGAAGTTGTTTCTGGTAGTGAGTTAGGAGCAATAACTTCTACTTTAGGTAATACTGGATTGTATGTAAATACTACAGAAATACCGCCAGGATTGGCAGGAACTGGACAGTTAGGAACTGTAACAATTTCAATCCCAGGATGGGGAACATCCCTCTGGGGTGATGGAACATGGGGCGAATAATATGGCATTAACGTATGTACAATTAAAACAGGCAATCCAGGATTGGACTGAAAATGATAGTACGGAATTTACTGCAGCTACGGGATCAGGTGTAGCTCCAATTGATGTATGCATTGCAAATGCGGAATTACGCATTACTAAGGAATTAGACCTTACAGCTTTTAGAAAAACTACTACCATAGCTAGCGGTACGGCTACTACAGGAGTGGCATTGCCTGAAGATTTAGTAGTATTGAGATTTCTTCGCATTCAAAATGGAGCTCATCTTTATGAAAAAGATGAGACTTTCATTCGGGAATATACAAATGACCCATCTACTACAGGCACTATAATTTATTACGCTTTACAGCGTCCAGGAACAACTTATACATCATCTAATAGGTATACAAATATTATCTTTGCACCGACTCCGGGGGTTGACACTACGTGCGAAATAGGGTATACTTATAGAGTAACAGGTTTATCTGCAAGTAATGCTAATACGTATCTTGGAGATAGATGTCAGGAAACTTTATTATATGCTTGCCTCATAGAAGCGGCGACATTTATGAAGGATTCTGCACAATTGCAAAACTACCAGCAATTGTATGAGCGTTCAGCTCAGACACTTGGGGTAGAGGAACAAGTAAGAATGAGGAACACTGAATTATATAAAGGTGAACTTCGAACATTAGGAAGATTAGAAGGAGATAGATAATGGCAGGTATAACATCAGCATTATGTACAAGTTTTAAAGTAGAACTTCTGGAAGGCGATCAAGATTTCACCAATGGAGCTGATGCGTATAAAGTAGCGTTGTTTAAAGCTAATGCAAGTATCACAGGTACTTACGATGCTACAACAACTAACTATTCTGATATGACAGGTAATTCGGATGAACTGGCCGCAACAGGTAATTATAGTACAGGAGGATTTGCATTAACTAATGTCAATCCTACTTCCACAGGTACGACAGCTTTTACAGATTTTAGCGTTAACGCGTCATGGTCATCTGCAACATTTACCACACGTGGTTGTTTAATATACAACACAAGTGATAGTAACTCTGCAGTATGTGTAATTAATTTTGGTGCAGACTATTCTGTATCAGGTGGTACGTTTGAAATACAATGGCCAGCGGCAGATTCAAGTAACGCTATTATAAGAATAGCATAAAGGAGTAACACATGGCTTCAACATGGTCTAACGCGGAATTGCGGTTGATGACCACAGGTGAAAATGATAACACCTGGGGCGATCAAACCAACGATAATTTAAAGCGTCTTGATGACATGGTTAACGCCTATATTGGCGTAACATTATCTGGTGCAACCAAGACTTTAACTTTTACAAATGATCCAACTACTTACGCTCAAGAAGATGGACGTTGCAAGATTTTAAATTTTACTGGAACTCCGGGAGCCACATGCACAGTCACATTCCCAAACAAGTTGATGTGGTATGTTATTTTAAACAATACTGGAGACAGCAATGATATTGTGTGCACGGCAGGAACAGGTGCGGCAACGTATACAGTTTCAGCGGGAAGAGATGCAATCATTTATGTAGATGGTTCAGATGAAATTTATAATGCATTAAATGATTTACAAGTTAACACAGTTAATGGGGTTGACCCATCAGCAAGTGCGACAAAAGGCTTTGCTACGGCAATGGCAATCGCATTATAGTATAAGGAGGATAAATGGCACAAGATTTTGAATCGGTTGGAGTATTGGTAACAGATAGTGAAACAGAAATTTTAACATCAAATTCAGATGATGCTATTGTCGGATTAAGATTAACTAATATTTTAACAACTGCCATTACAATGAATGTTTATATTGATTTGGCGGGCGCAGGAACTGATTATTACATTTGTAAAAATTTAAGTATCCCACCAGCAAGTTCAGTTGAACTTGTTCAAGGTGGAGCTAAAATAGTTTTAAATACAACGGATGTAGTTTATGGATTATGCGGAACAGCCAGTGGCTGTCATGTTTGGATTAGTTATGTTGATTCAATTAGTACATAAGGAAAAATAAAATATGGCTGAAACTAAAGATCAAAATGGAAGTTTATATTTAGGACAAGAAGCTGCCAAAGATGGGTTCTTTACACATCAGGCGACCATAGACGGGGATCATTACATTGAATCGGCCGTCCTGGCGGGACCAGTTTCCTATACGGGAACGGTGACAATAACAGGTAACGTGGTGATAGTATGAGCACGCTAAACGTAGATAAGGTAGATCCTAGTACAGGCACGACTTTAGAGTTGGGGACCTCAGGTGATACAGTTAGTATTCCATCAGGAGTTACACTTTCAGGAGCAGGAACAATTACTGCATCGGCTGCCAATCTGGCGGCTTCAGGTGCGGGAGGAGTTACAGGAAATCTTCCAGTAGGAAATCTTAATTCAGGAACTTCGGCTTCTAGCTCGACCTTCTGGAGAGGTGATGGAACTTGGGTTGCTCCTGCTACTTCTCCAATTACTTTTTTCAAAGTTCATAATGCAATTACAACAAACGCACAATCTACAACTACTAACACTTGGGTTACTTTTGTAAGTTTAACTTGGACACCTAGTAGTTCTTCTTCTAAGCATATATTTATGATTAGTGTTGGAGGAGTTAGAAAATCTGGTACAAATACTTCAGTTGGTATTCGTCACACTGCGGCTGTAAGTGGTGGCTCTACATTTACTTATAATGCAATCAATGAAACTAATTATAGTAGTAGCAATACTGAGGACACAAGCCAAGTAGGTTATCATCATTATTTTGATGATGCACATAGTGGAAATGAAATTACTTTAAATGTGCAATTTGACAGTATGCAAAATCAAGGAACAGCACGAGTAAAAGTCAATGGTGAAAATGCTGAAATAGTTGTCTTAGAATATATAAGTAGTGACCAATGAGGAAATTAAACAATGAATAAACCAGATATAATAGACGCAATAATAAGTTTACAACCAGATTATAAAGTATCTGTAAATAATTCTGACGATAGAGAAAATTTTGAAGTTGAATGGTATTCTCATACACCTTTAGAAAAAACAGATATTCAAGCTAAATATGATGAATTACTTACTGATTATAATAATAAAGATTACGCAAGAAACAGAAAAAAAGAATATCCAAGCATAGAGGAGTGCGTACACGCAATCCTAGATGACGACTTGGAAAACTTACAAATTTTAAGACAGGCTGTGAAAGATAAATATCCTAAAGGAGCATAAATGGCGGAACTAAGAGTAAAATCAACAGGCACTTTAAAGCTTTTCGAGAATGATAACACAAGCAGTGTCACCATCGCCTCACCCGCAAGTCTTAGTGCGGATAAAACAATTACTTTGCCTGACGCGGACGTGACGCTTGTAAGCGGAACAATGAATGACGCTACGGCTCTTTCAGGAAACATACCAGTATCCAATTTGAACTCTGGAACATCGGCATCGAGTTCGACCTTCTGGCGTGGTGACGCAACTTGGGTAACACCGGATGCAGGTGGATTAGTTTTTCTTAAATCTTATGGGGGTTCATCTAATAGATATGACATAGTTCTTGATGACTTCAGGGATGATGCCTATGAGTTTTATAAAGTTTATGGAAGATATACTCCAGCCACGACAAATTCTAGTTTGTATTATAGATGGTATTCTTCAGGAACGACAGTTGTTGATGGAGCTTATTATTGTAATATTATGGTTGGAGCTATGGTAAGTTCTGGCAGTAGTGCTTACCATAAATCACAAACTTTTAATTCTACTAGTGGGTATATAGCAAATGGACTAGATGCTTCTTCACCTACCAATGTTGATTTAACACTATACCTTCAACATTCTGGTTCACGATTAAACAAATCTGAAGTATGGGGAAACATAGGAGGATGGTATTATGATGAATATGCAGTAACTTATAATTGTGCAAGTAAATATAATGCTGACCAAGATGTTGAAGGTCTGCAATTTTTTCAAAGTAGTGGCAATATGGATGAATATGATTTTTATGTTTATGGAATTAAGAAGGCGTAGGAGATAACAATGGGTAAAATATATACTTGGCAGGAAGTTGGTGGAGATGAATATTCACAAGCACGAAAAGAGGAAATCGCTGCTGAATGGAACGCTTGGGAAGCTAAATCTGCTGAAAGAAAACTTGCTGAAATAAAACGAATCAGGTTAGTAAAGTTACAGGAAACAGATTATCTGGCTAATTCAGATATGACTATGCCTGATAATATTAAAACTTGGCGACAAAGTCTGAGAGATTTGCCACAGAACAACACAACAGAAGAACAATACGACTTACTACTTGCAAAAGTAGATGGACAATTAACACACGAAATATGGAGTAAACCTTAATGGCATCAATATTAAAAGTGGATAAACTAGACCCCCAAAGCGGAACGGATCTGGAGATTGGCACGTCAGGGGATACGATAACGATTCCTTCAGGCGCGACGATTGTTAATAGTGGAACAGCTACGGGATTTGGTGGTGGAAAAGTTTTACAAGTACAAAGTACTGCTGGAACTCATATAACTACTACAACTTCTACTTCTTATGCTGATAATATAACAGTTTCAATAACACCATCAGCTACTTCAAGTAAAATTCTTATAATTCATGCACCACCATCTAATGTTCATTTAGATAACACCACTAACATGTTCCATGCATCTCTTTTTAGAGATTCTACTAACCTAACAACATCTGGTCATAATTCTTCTTGGGGAGTTTACAGGATTAGGTCTGGTGAGGAAATGAGTGGTGTAGCAATTCATCATTTAGACTCACCAAGTTCAACTTCTAGTATTACTTACAAAATAAGAGTGAAAGTAGATAATGCTTCTTTAGAAGGAGTTTACGGACATCATACAACTCAGCCTTGCCAGAGTTCCTTAACAGCTATGGAGATTGGAGCATAACATGACAGAAAAAATTAAAGTTCACATTATTAAAGCAATAAGGTCACTTAATCCAACTGCTCAAGTTGTTATACAAAATGAAGATATAGACACTATTCGTTGGGATAATGGTACACCAGAAATAGCTAAAGCAGATATTTTAGCGAAACAAACTGAACTTCAAGCTGAATATGACGCACAGGAATACGCAAGAAAAAGAAAAGCAGAATACCCTTCCGTACAGGATTTAGTTGTCGCTTTATATGACACGGATGACAAGACGGCGATAGACGAGAAACGCGCTGCTGTGAAATTAAAATATCCGAAGCCTTAAATGCTCATTCATTGTCATTTATCCGAGGATAAACTTTATGCTGGTACAATCAGAAGTGATGAACACTATGCACACCCACCAGTCA